CTACTTTCTACTTTTAAAAAAAGTAGGACAAAAATCTACTTTCTACTTTTAAAAAAAGTAGGACAAAAATCTACTTTTTAAAAACAACTTTTTGTCCTACTTTTTTTTAAAAAGTAGTTCATATAAATAAACAGGAATAAAGTAAATAAACGCATTCAAATTCATAATAAATGAAATAACCATGACAGAAAAGAAAAGAAATTTATTAAATCTATGTTTGGAAATATATTTGAAAATATGTTTGGAATTGGTTTTGTCACGAAAAACAACCCAGGCAGCTAAAAAAAAAGCAGCATAATTACCAAGTGGGCATATTTTTGATTCAGCATGTTTAAAAAAAACGGGTGATATTTCCATGAGTTGCAATTCCCAAATATTACGAAATGAGTATTTTGTTTTAAAATAATTCCACATAAAGATAATATACGAAGCTTCAATAAATGTTTTCATATATTATAATATTTTTATAATAATATAATGAAAACATTTACAAAAAAAAGTATTAAGGATATGACATTTTTACTTTTTATATTAATATTTGCTTTATTATCATATTTAGTGTTTAAGGTAAACGAAGGGTTACAAACATGTAATTGTAAAGGTAATTGTAAATGCAATTGTAAAACATGCAAAACACGCAAAACACACTGGGGTTGGCCAACATTTTTTTAAATTGATTTTTTTTTTTCGAAAAAACAACAAAAATCAACAAAAATCAACAAAAATCAACAATGTCAACAAAATCATCAAAATCAACAACGAAATCATCAGTAGCACCGTTTGTCTTTGCCGCATTTACCGGCGACCGTTCGGGTTCAATGCGAGGAATTTACCAAGAATCTGCAATAGGTCTATATGAATGGGCAGTAGATTTAATTGAAAGTACAACTGCTAATAATCAAAGTGGTAAAATGTTTATTACATGCTTCGACAATGAAATGGAAAGAAGATTGGACAACGTAGATTTCAAAAATATAAATATTACACAAGTCGATTGTATGGAATGGATGTACCCACGTGGTTCAACAAGGCTATATGATACAGCTATTGAAGATTTAGATAATATCATTCAAAAAGCGAAAGAATTTAAACGAAATCTCCCAAGAGCTATTAAATGTATTGACCCTGAAATTTCTATCGTATGGGCCTGTTGTACGGATGGTTTTGACAATGAAAGTACACATACAGCGGAAGATTTAAAGGAAAAAGTATTATGGGCAAGGGGTGAGGGTGTGAAATGCTTTTTCCTAGCTGCAAACCAAGATGCTATCGAAACGGGTAAAATGTATGGATTTTCACCTGAAAAATCAATGACATATACGGCTGATTCTGAACATACGAAAATGGCTTTTAGAAGCGTCTCTAAAAATATGAGACAATCATCTTGTGGAGAATCTGGTGAATTTTCACAAGTACAACGCGAATCATCACAATCAGCAAGCTATTCAACAAGCCCTTCAAGCAGAGCAAGCCCTGCAACAAGCCCTGCAAGCCGAGCAAGCCAATCAAACCAAGCAATCAGACATTTAACAAACAGACAAAAATTTTATTTAAGTTATGTTGGGTCTACCGCACCACCATTAGTACATTCACCAAGTGTTAATTTTGGAAAATAAAAAACTAAAAAGCAAAAAAAGCAAAAACACATAACTTTTTTTTTTTAAATTGAATCACAAACAACAAACAACAACAAACAACAACAAACAACATGAATCAACCACAATATGAAAGCGAAGAAATAAGTTTCGAAACAGGGTTAAAATTAATAATGTCATTAAACAAAGACATATCGGAACAAATAGTTCGTAAATGTTTGAAAGATGAATACAACCAATATAACAGCTTGGGGTCATATCGCGGATTTGCAACATTCATTTTACCTGCTGTAAAAAAAGCGGCAATGAAAGAAAAAAAAGCATTACAAACCTTAAGAAGAGCGACACCTTTAATTGCGTGGATGAATGATATTTTATATAGACCACCACGTAATAATAAATCCCTACGCTATGAAGAATTAAACTCAAATTTTAATAAATTAAAAAAAACATAAATGTTTTTATAACTTTCCAACAACCATTTTATTTTACTTTTTTTATCCACTTTTTTTAATCCACCTTTTTGTCCACCTTTTTATCCACTTTTTTTAATCCACCTTTTTGTCCACCTTTTTGTCCACCTTTTTATCCACCTTTTTGTCCACCTTTTTATCCACCTTTTTGTCCACCTTTTTGTCATACTTTTTTCCAAAAAGTATATATTTGTTACCACCGGCCGCATGTCTTAATGTATATTTACTGCTATATTTCCAATTGAACCCCGTAGCATATTCAGTCATTGCATATATACTTCCATGAGGAACTTCCAATCTAAAATTTTCACCAATGGGTCTGGAACGATAAAACCAATTCCAACAAATGGGCATCGTACCAGTTTCCCCAGTATCATCTCTTTCATTAATTCTTAAAGCAACAACTTTCAATCTTTCTGCGTCTCCATGATAACCAATACCATTTTTGGTTCTATCATTATATCTATTACCTTCACCAATTAAATTTTTTCCTTTATCGCCAAAAAGTTCACCAATTAATTTTTTTGCCTCGCTTAATTTTGGTAATTTATCAAACGGAATAATAGTACCTTTGCCATTTTCATAATCAGGTTCTTGTGCTAAAGCATCAAAACAAACGTTACTTCTGGCATGTTTGTTTAACACTTTGCTTCTACGTGTATCCCAATATTGTGTATCCCATTCGAAAGTATTCATTTCTGCAAAAATAGCATCTGGGTCTTTAATAGCATTATTAATAATAATAATATGCGCTGGTGGTATTTCTTTACCAGGGGCAATACCATTTGAATTAATTAATTCACCAATAAGACCTCGTAAATCAATAATCTCGACTTTGAAACCCAACTTCTCTGCACGAACCTTTGCTTCAATGAAATCATTATATGTGAAACCTTGTCCTACTTCAACACGTTTACCAATCATTTGGTTTCCTACGTGGTTTTCACCACTATCCCCGAATGTAATTGTAACCACACTATTTTGGGTGGCTTTCTTGGCTTTCTTGGCTTTCTTGGATGTCGTTGCTTTCTTGCCTGTCGTTGCTTTCTTGGCTGTCGTTGCTTTCTTGGCTGTCGTTGCTTTCTTGGCTGTCGTTGCTTTGGTTTGAAATGTTGTTTGCATGTTTTATATTTAGAATGTTTAAAATACCAAAACAATTGGAACAATTATCAATTTAATATTTGAAAAATTAAAATTTTTAAGATTTAAATTTTGTAATATTAAATAAATATTTCCTGGCAGATTCACATAAAATACCGGTAAATGTCACACCTTTTTTATTATTTAAAAATTTTTTAATAACGTGTTTATCCGATGAAAAATTAAAAAACGAAGATTCTTGTGGTTCTAATTTATTATTATACATTGCATTTTTATATTCAATTGGCCAATTAAAAAATTTACAACCACTTTGTATTTTTAAAATATGTTCGATTTCATAATTTTCTAAAACACATACATTTGGTAAAAAACTAGTTTTATTGCTAAATTCATTAGCACCAACGGTAATACTTTTTCTTGAAATACTACAATTACGTGTCAAATAGCTATAATCTCTCAACCAATAAGTATGGAACTGTAAAATTTCTTTACCCATACAAATTTTATTAACCATACCGGAAACATTTTTTTCACTAATGTAGTTTTTACCAAATTGTAAGTCTTTAACAACTGGGTCTGATACAACTGGATCTGATACAACTGGATCTGATACAACTGGACCTGAAACAACCACATCATTTGACGCATCAGATTCTTCATCAGAACAATCAAAAACAGTATCAAGTTCTTCAATATCGCTAAAAAAACGTTTTTTGGGGTAAGACAATACAGATTTATTTTTTACAATAGAATTATGATTATGCCAAGCTAAAAATATGTCACTATCTGGACAACATGGAAAAATCACTTCAAACGTTGTCTCCCCGAAATTGTCTAAATCTTCCATGGTCTTTTCAGAACCATATTTAATCACATCATTAATTTTTAAAATTGTACATGGTAAATATTTTTCCCAATGCGGCATCTTACCCAACAAAAGATGTCCTTTGGAAAACATGTTGCAATCAATAATTTTATTCCAAGATAAATCGCGACAATATTTTAAAGAAAAATCTTTAAAAACCTTTGAACGACCGACTAAACAATACCCATATAAACATGAAAATATATCTATTTGATTAACATCATAACTATTCGGAAATTTAAAGAGTTCTTTCTTGTTAACCCATAAATTAATTGAACCATCGTAATTGTTTAAATTACATGAATCATGGAAAGACGCCTTTTCAGAAATATCATCATCGTATAGTTTTTTTTCATAAACACCGGTAACAACTTTATTAACATTTTTATTTTTTATAAAATGAAAAGAATCACCTTCGTGTTCATTTTCGGGTATATTGGGTAATCTTTCAAATTTAATTTTTGAACCATTCATATAATAAATAATTTATTATATGAATTTAACGTTTACGCGTTCTTTTACGTTTTTTGCGTTTTTTGCGTTTTTTACGTGCCGTTTTCCCAGATAACCCAGATACGACTTTTTTAGCAACACCTTTAATAGTATCAAGAGTCCAAATGGAAAGTTTACCAGCACCTTCCAATGATGTTGTAATAATTTTGCCACTGGAATCAACCAACTTATCCGCTGTGGTCGTAATTATTACTAAACCTTTACCGGTTTGGACAAATATATAAGCAAACAAACCACCAGCTAAAGGAATTCTGGTAACAAATTTTCCAAGTTTCTTTAATATATTTTGTGATTTTTTTCCAGCTCGCCCCACCAATTTGGAACCAGTTACACCGGTTACCATTGAATTAATTAATTTCACTAAACCATTAATGCCTTTTTTTCCATGATTTATCATATATATTAAACGCAATATAAAAAAAAAATAAAAAAGATATATATGACTATAGTTGGAAGTATAATATTATTGGGAAAAGTAATAGCACTATTATTAATAATAATATTATTTAGTATTATAAATATAAAACAAGCACACCTAGATAAAATAAATAAAAAAAAAGAATCATTTTCTATTTTGGAAGGGTTCGGTCATAAAATGATGGGAAATTCAGAATATTTCGATGGTAAATGTAAAATAAAATTAAGCATACCATTCTATTTTATTTTAGAATTATTAGGATATTTGTTTTATTTTTTATGGTGGTTGTGGGAAAATTTATTTAGAGCACCTTTAGCGCAATTATTTAAATCAATTCTTGGAGAATATTATGTATATTTTGCAAAATTGTGTGGATTAATTGTAAAATTTTACAAATTAGTGTTTAATTTGAGTATCAGAGTGTTTTTTATATTGTTTAAAATAATATGGAGTATATTAGATATTATCACCAGAATATTGTTTAGAATTTTACCTACAATATTGAAAGATATTGTCGCATATATAATAGCAATACCATTTTTAATATTTTCACCATTAATTGGTTTTTTCCTAGGATTAAATAATTATTTTGCTGTAATATGTTGGAGTGAAACAGGATTATTACAAGATATATGGTATTTATTATCAATGCCGTTAGCAGATGCTCCAACTGAATTGGACGAAAACGAAACAGCTGAAGAAGATGTTGATACTGTTGTTGAAAATAGAAAAGAAGATATTGACGAGGCAGTCAATGAAACAAAACAAGATATGGATGATTAAAAATAAGTTTATTAACTTAAATAATATTATAATTATTATATAACTTTTATGAATAATATAGATAATATAGAAAACATAGATAATATAGAAAACATAGATAATATAGAAAACATAGATAATATAGAAAACATTAATGTTTTTTTAAAAAAATATAATTTAACAGCTTTAAATTTAAAAAAAAATTTAATAAAAAATAATAATTTAATAAATGAAAATATGGTAGAATATAAAAAAATCAAAACCAATGAAGATTTACGTTTATACAATTTATTAAACATAAAAAAATTTGAATTTGAAAAAAATATATATGGGATGGTGCATGTACAAATGAAGTTTTTTATAAAAAAAAATAATTACAATTTTTATATTGAAAAAATTTCTGAAAAAGTTGAATTAGCATTCGATATTAGCAAAAAATATAGTGAAAGCGATAAACTTTTTGTTTTTTTAGATTTATCCAATATTACGCAAAAAAACTTTAGCAGGAAATTTATAAAAATTATAATAAATAAATTTACCAAAGAATATGATGAAAGATTGGCTCTTTGTTTTTTACATGGGAGTGTCTCTTTTGTTAAAGTAGTATGGCCATTTATTAAATTATTGTTAGATAAAGATACAAAAAAAAAAATTGTATTATTAAAATAATAACATATTTTATATGACTGATAATGTTGAATTAGATATTAAAGAAATTGGCAAAGTGGAAAAAGCTGCGAAAGCTAAAGCCGCCAAAGCTGCGAAAGCAAAAGCCACCAAAGCTGCGAAAGCAAAAGCTACGAAAGCAAAAGCTGTAAAAGCAAAAGCCGCAGCAGACAAAGTAGCCGCAGACCAAGCCGCTGCAGACCAAGCAGCTGCAGACAAAGTAGCCGCAGACAAAGTAGCCGCAGACAAAGTAGCCGCAGACAAAGTAGCCGCAGACA